CATGTCTACACCTGATAGAGAATAAACATAATCACTATTATTTAATTGAGAATAATGTTGTAATTTTTTCCCCAGTGTTCTTTTTGGATAACAAGCTGATATTAGTTTTATTTTCTCTTGATCTTCAATATCAAGATCCAACACAAATGAGTGTCTTTTATAATAAGGTATTTTATAATTTACTTGGGTTCCTTTTCCTGGGAAATAGTCACCGCATAAGGCAATGTACGTTTTAATCCTAAAAGCTCTTTCCCTATCATCTTCAATATAATCTAACATTATTTCTTGTGAATCTGCTCCCAATAAGATTAAATGTATAGGATGCATATTAAATACACCTCCAAAAGCTAATGGCATTTTGGATAAATTTCTATTTCGTGGAAGATGGTAGAACTTTCTTATCATTTCAGACATGCTTAGCATGGTCAAATAACATTGACTCATGCTAGCACCATTAGAAAATAGCTCAACTATTTTGGAAACTATAGTTGATATATCATCAACCCAACCTTTACCTTTAGGCTCAAATGATACATTACCCAAAAATTTATGAGTCATAGGTATTAACCTTTTCTTTGCATACATAATTGAAATAATTTCAAAAAAATGTTTTGACAATGAGGATTTCTTTTTTGATAACAAATGATTACAAAATTTTTGGTATATTTCATATTGTAAAAAAACCAATAGGTTTTTTTCATAACTTTGAGATAATAAAACTCCACCACTATCATCACTGTGTGCTATTAAATTAAAATGAACATTTTGTTTTTGTGCTATTCTCTCATTAAAATATAATTGGCTGAAAGCATGCAATAAGCTGGATAAATAATTAAAAATGCCCATCATAAAACTGTATGGCATAGTTATCTCATAATCACCATCTTCTCTTTTTTCAAGTAGATCAAATAAATCTCTTGTACTTGAGTTATTCTTTAATATTTCACAATATCTAGATTGTATTCTGACCTTTTTCTTGAACATTAAATACCAAACCTGTAGGAAATAATCTACAAATTCTTTTGGTAATAAATTTTGCATTCCTAGTATGAAGTAATAATATTTCCATAAATTAGATCTAGGGGCCCATTTCCTACAATCTAAAGTACAGTAGGTTTTTGCTTCTTCTCCACTTTCAAATTCAAACACTTGACTATGTATAAATTTAGGTCTTACATGGCTCTTTTTATGAATTAACTCGTTTGGTGTCCAATTGCATAGTATTTTAAAAAACCTCTCTAAGGGTTGTTGTAATATTTTAGTTTTCTCAGACATGACATAAATTTCTCTTGATCCTTTCCATTGATTTTTGTCTTTAATATCAAATTCTAAACTTATGGTTTTCATAGATTCAATCTTCTCTTGGAATGTTATTTCGCCCTCATCAAAAGCCCTTCTAAAATCTTTGTTGTTGGCAGGTAAATTTTTTACAAAATCAATTACTTCATCTTGCACCTTGTCATTTGAAAATAAAACATCATGCCCTTTCTTCCCCCAAAATTCGCCTTTATTACTTCTCATTCCTTTGCTTGTACTGATATCAGTGTATGAAGATTGTAATATTTTAGTAAAATCATGTGCTAGTGTCTCTTTACCTACTAATCTTTTTAAATAATTGCCTGCAAATTTACC